TGGTTTATTGAACCACTTCTGACGCTTAGTGATCATCTCAGCGTAGGCAGCTAAGTCACCGAGGTCGCTCTCTTCAATGTCAGACAACGCACCCTTTGTTTCTGTCAAAGACTGTGCAGCAAACCATTCCAACACAAGCTGAAACTCAGGACGCTTGAAGTCGTAGTAGTTGAACAAACAATCTTTGATGTGAATGACTGGTCGCTTAGTCTGATTGATGTGACGCTCACCCTTCTTACCAATACGATAGCAACTCTCAGGCATGTTCTCTTCAAGCTTCATGATGAAGTAGTCTTTGCCGATCTTTGTATCGTTGTGGTTGAGAAAGTTGCGGTTGTACTTGGTAGACAACTCTTCACGGAATGTGATTTGTGACAAGCATTCTTTGTAGAACAACAACGTCATCTTCACATCGTGCATGTTGTATGCAAGCAACACATCTATCTGGTCATCTGTCAAGTCACTGTGCGGATCGTATGGCAGGTCAACGATACTGTCAGCTTTCATGTTGAACTCAAGTGCCTTCAGCGATGTAGCCCGTGCAGGATTATCGAAGTGCATGATCTTGTACTGCTGCACATACTGCTGGTTGTCACGGACAAGATGACCAAACCTGTCATCGCTACCGATAATAGATTGTGCCTTCTTGTAAACACGTGTAGCTACAGCCTTGCCTGACACAGTGAGTGCCTTGTCAGCAACAGACAGCAGGTCATGCAACACAGGGTAGTCGAAGCCTATGTTGTTGTATCCCACCATCCTATGCTTCTTCTTCTTCAGTTCTGCAAGGAAGCTGAACAACTTGTCAGCTTCGTTCTTTCGTTGTGAACATTCAAACGCTACAGCATGCGACTCGTCAGCACTGATCGCTGAGAACGTGAACGCTGTCTTGTATGTCTCTATGTCCCATATGTAATCCATCTTTCTTTTCCTTCTTTGGTTTCGGAAATAGTTTATCACGGTACGCCCTCATCAGTGATGCGCTCACATTCTGAATAGCGTATGCTTCTATCTCGTTGCCGGGATTGTCTTCACCAATGAACCTGAAGTATTCCTGCACAACATGCACAGCCTCATGTACTAACAATGTTGCAACATCAATACCGTCTGTCTCAGGCGTAACAGGTATGCACACAATGGTGACTCTGTTACCCTTTGGTGTGTTGAAGTAGTGAGTGGTTGCTAACGATTCATGAATCAGCCATCTGTCCCACTCAGCTATCGGCACCTTCAAATACTTGAGGGTGGTGTGATAGTCTGCCTCAGTTGTGCAGACACACAAGTGATCACCTTCGATCAGGCAACGGCTTGTCCATGTCGTCATCGTTGTCCTTCTTAGATTGCTCAGGTTTGTCTCTACCAAAGATGGCATCCCATCGGTTGGCCCATTCTTCATCAGCTACAGAACGTGGTCGTTGTGCGCTGCCTTTACCACCATCACTCATTATGTACCTCCATATTCACGGCTAAGCAACTCCTGCTCAGCATCATCAAGCTCAGCATAAAGCTTTGCAAGTATGGTGTTGCCTGCCATATAAGCTTCACGCTCAAGTTCTGCATAAGTCTTTTTCATCATGTTCTCCGGTTGTTAATTATCTGCAATAAGATGTTGATCGATTGAACCAGCATCGCCTGTTCCATTGGATCAAGCTGGTGATATTGTGGTAGAGGATGCGACCACTTCTTTCTAATCGCCTCCCAATATTGTTCTACTTCGCTCATGGTTATCCTTTTCTGTTTCAATATGAGATGAGTGTAGTCTAATTATGGAGTTAGCAAATGTCAATAACTGTTCAATGGATGCTTGATTTTTCATAGTGTTTGCTAGTGTTGATATGACCTGAATGTTACCCTTAACATATCCAAGTTCTGGAACAATCTTATCTAAGGAAGGGGTTGACCAACCTGAGAATGGGGAAAGTTCTATGTCTAGGTAAGGGCATCTTGGTGGAACCACTACATCAGTGTGGCTGATCTCAAATGGAAGTCCGTACTTTTTAGCTCTTGCTTTGGCACTCTGAATAAGATACCGTTCTATGTTGTTTCTTTTCCATTCCTGTTGTTTCTGCATAGCCGATGCAGGGTCTTGATGGTACTTTTCATAACTGTTCTTCCCTGTTCTTTCCAAGATGCGATCTTTGTTCTCTTCGTAGTACCTCTTGCCTTTCTCACTTAACTCTTCTTTGTTTTTGGCTCTCCATATTTTCGCCATTTCTTTCTGTTTTGGTTTAATGCTATCTTTGTTTTCTTGATAGTACTGTTTGTAGTACTCGGCACGATCTCGTTTTGTCATAGTAACTCCTTTGTTGAGTGCCAAAGTTATACCACAATATAACTCAACACTCAACACCATCGTTACAATACGTCTTGATTAGGATCGTCAAATGTTTCGTACATCCTACCTGTTTCCTTGTTGTATATTAAGCGACAAGCTGGACCTGTCTCGCCACTCCACCTATTCTTTAACACTCGTAGTTGTGAAGTATTACGCTCACTTAAATCATCAGCCTGCCCGTTCCTTTCAGCACCAATAACAATGTCACTGAGTTGAGCAATTGCACCACTACCTCGAAGCTGAGACAGACTTGTTGTTGCTCCATCCTCATGGCCTGTACCTGTCGGTCTACGCAAGTGTGATATTACAAACAAAGAGATGTTTGTTTCTTGTACTAGGGTGCGAAGCATTGTCATCACTTGATCGATAGCCTTGCGTTCATCACCATTTTCTTGCGAAGAAACAATCAAAGACAAATGATCAAGGGCAATGTACTTACAACCAAGACCCTTAGCCATATATCGAACACGATTTACGATGTTCTCAATTGCACTTGATCCAAAATGCTGAAAGAAATACAAACGATTAGACCCCATAGTTTCATCAAAAGCTTTTCGTCTTTCATCATCACTTATGACAGTGTCGGGTAAGTGCAGAGGGGTATCTGAAGCAAGACTCATCATGGATAATGCAGTTCGTTTAAGCGACTCTTCCATGAACATTAAACCTAAATTGTCTTCAGTGTTCTTCAGTACATGAAACATTATCTCTCTAAGTATTTGACTTTTACCTAGGCCACTTCCTGCGGTAATAGTAACCAACTCACCTTTACGAATACCACCACTCAATTTGTTTAGCCCTTCCCAAGGGTATAAACAATCGGCCTTAGCTACTGGTTCGCTGACCATGTCCCACAAACTATTACCATTGATCAAACCATCTGGTGTAAAGTTTTCGCTGGCCCACCACCGACTTACAAACTGTGATTCCTTACTCTCGGACAGCCAATCACAAGCATCTTTGTGAGCAGCGTCAGGCTTAAACACTTTGCATTTAGCACCGAAAACTTCAGCAACTTCTCTTGCTGCTTTACGTCCCGGTTCATCACCATCAAAACAGATGACGATGTTCTCAAACGAGTCCAGATATTCATACTGTGCCTTGCAATCTTTCAACGCAGAGCCTGCACCGTTACGCACAGATACTACAGGCCACTTACTACCTGTCATCTGGAACGCAGCCAGTGCATCAAACTCACCTTCAGTGATGGTGATGTACTTGCCACCAGAGGGGAACAGGTTCTGTCCAAACAACGTACCCTTGGTCCAGTCTCCAGCGGTTGAGAACTTCTTCTCTGACACAGGTCTAACCTTAGCTGCAATAAGCTGGCTGTCCTTGTCGTAGTAGGGGAAGTAGAGGTTGTTGCTCTCACGGACAACACCATACTTCTCCATTGTGCTCTTGGTAATACGGCGCTCACTCACTGAGACTGAGTTGCCGTTGTTGAAAGCTTTGACAAAAGATAAATCTATCTCTTCTTTGATTTTGTTTTGCATGATGTCCTTAATTACGATGGTTGTTTCGGTGGCTGGTGTATGTGTGCTGCATACAAAGCAGTAGGTAGAGTGGTCGTCGTTAAGCGATGCACCATCACTACTACCGCAATGTTCACAGCTTATGTGTGTGCGGATGAATGCCATAGTTATTTGATGTTGAGCCATAAACCAATCTGAGCAAACGCATAGCCTGTCCAGATCATTCCATTACTCATCTCACCCTTGGTCCATTGCAGCACACCAACGATGAGGTAGCCGATGCCTGTTGCGGCAACGATGACTTGTTCAATGTTCATGTGTTTTTACTCCGTAATTTGGCTTCGACCATTTCAGCCAACATTACATCTGACTTACCACCCATGATTTCAATGTGCAACTTTTCATCATCAGTCAGTCCAATCCATGTGCGCTGTGCTAAAGGTTGGTGAAGCAAAGGCTCATTTGTAATATGCTTGCGCCCATTGCTGTCTGTAATTATTCGCTCAGTCATGTTAGTCCCACAAGTTCTGAAAGTATTTACCGAACAACACAAAACCACGTTGCTTACGTTTGTTGTAGGCATCAAGTCCTTCGTAGTCACACTTAATCTGTGCAACCTGCTCCATGATGTCGCCTGTTTCATCAACCTCACTGTGGTCATAGAACTTGCTGTCACCATCACCACGAGCATGCTCTGTCAAAGCCCAAATCATTTCATCAAGCACCCACTCCCAACGCAGGTGAAGGTTGGCATCAGTGTCCCATTCCTCAACAGGTGGTGCTGACGTACTACGCAACTCTTCAGGTACATCCTCATCATCCACCATACCTGAGCCATGCTTGTTCAGCTTCAGTTGCTGAAGCAGTGGTGCAGCAATGAGGGCGATGGTGTGATCAGCATTCCAGCTATCCCACTCGTCAATGAATACATCCTCTTGTCGAGGGCTGTTGTCGTCTTGATAGTTACCAATGAACACTATCATTTCACACCTACCTTGCTGTAAATATGCATGAGTTTGCTACGAATGACAGCGTCTTCACGTTCACGTGCGCTGCCATAGATTGTGCCGTAATGAATGTTCTCTGAACGCTTACGTGCTACCACCTCGCTTGCCAGTTGAGAGCCTGTCTTAGCAGACTGCTTAGCTCTGAAGAACGGGTCATCAAGGAAGATGGATGGTCGAGGGTTTTGTTGCCAATGGAATGGGCTGAGTGGATGGCATGTGCAGGTCATTGTTGTTCCTTGAAGAAGGCAGACATAGTGATCGGTGCAACACCACGCAACACAGCCAACACATCCTGTGCCACCAATCGATGTTCCTTCTGTGTGGACGGGTCGAGTCGTGCTTGCAAGAATGTAATCCAGCTACGCATAGTTCCGTTGACGTACAGCTTAGACGGTGTCAGACCTTCGGGCAACAAAGCACGTGCTTGTTCTTTGGCAATGCCTTTGTGCAGGGCTAAGGAGTACAACACCTCAACCTCTTCTTTAACCTTTCGTTGTGCATCTTGCCACCACTGGTTAAGTGTTTCGTCCTCAGTCTCTAAAGAGTTCTGACGATTCTTTGTATCTTGCAATCGGCACTCACGAGTTGCCCAATCACCAAGGCTGGCAACGTCAGCATAGCGTTGACTAAATTCTTGGAAGCTGAAGCTTCTGTGTCGCAAGATCTGTCGTGCAATGTCGCGGGTGGTGGACACTTCGATGCATGCACTAGCCATTTCAAACACAGACCAGTGATGATTCTTTGCACAATAATTAAGCAGTCCTGCTACGTTGGGATTGTCTTGGTTGTCGGGGTTGCTAACACGAGCGCAATAGCCGATGATTTTGTCAGCGTCTGTTGCCCATATAAGTTTTGCTGTCATTGTAGTTCCTTAAAACATTGGTGATAAATTACGCATGTCCTGTGCCACCGTTGCACTCTTCAGTGTGTGGCGAACATACGGTGTCAATGAACCCGGTGTTGCATGCCCTGTCAACGACATGATGTTAGTGAGTGCTACGCCTGCACCAACCATCTCTGTCACTGCTGTCCTACGTAGGTCCATCAATTGCAATTCAGCAGGTAAGCCTGCCTCATCCATCACAAGTTTACCAGCCTTCGCTAGTCCCTGCAAGGTGTACGGCTTCATGTCTGACTTCGGCATCATCCACTTCTGCCAACCAACACCATCGTGCTGCTGCCTGAGCATGTCTTGCAAGTCTTGCGACAACGGTATAGACACCCTTGCCCTACGCTTGCTCTGCTCTAACGACAACACCCCTGTCTCAAGGTTGTAGTTGTCCCATGTCAGCATACGCATATCACCTAAGCGCTGCGCCGCAACATAGGCTGTGTACACAATGAGTCCTAAGCTGCGTGTCTCGTAGTTGCTAAACGCCACAGTCATGAAAGCTTTGATGTGTTCACGTTCCCACACCACACGGCGAGGCTTGTCAGCCTGTCGCTTCACCGCCTTGAACGGATTGAATGTACAGAACCCATTGCGTATGGCATAGCTGAACACCAATCGATACACAGCCAACACATGATTGGATAGGCTAACACTGTGTGCGGCATTGGCTTCGTAGATACGCTGTGCTGTAGGGGCTGTGATGTCCTGCAACCGTGTGTTGAACAACGTAGTGTGTGAAGCTTTGTCGTCCTTCCAGCAATCGAGGTAGTAGAGGTAGTCATACTTACTCTTATCTGACAACTTGTTGTAGTCGATTGAGTTGCGATAGCTCTTGACTAAGTCCAATACTGTGCTCTTGGTGGTGAGATGTTTGAGGTAGCGATGTTCCCTGCGCCACTCATCAAGCACATCGTTCTGTTCGTTGCAATAGTTGATGGCATCGACAAGGCTAGTGCCAAGTGCCTTACGCTTGACAACACCTGCTTCAACTGCATCGGGTGGTGGTGCATACTTGTAGTTGACAACACCGTGACGGTCAACTGTCTGCATATAACGGGCTAGGTTCATAGTCCCAACTCCTTCAATGCTGCTTGCAGTCCAGCCAAGCCACCGACACGCTGACCGTTGATGAAGATTTGGGGAAGCTGACGGGCTTCAGGGTACTTGGTGAAAAGCGATACTGCATTTTCCGACAAGACGACATCAGCCTCGGTGTACCCAATCCCCTTGCTGTCCAGCAGCCGCTTGGCTGTGGTGCAATTTACACAGCCCGACTTTGTATATACGACCACATTCATGTGTTCTTCTCCTTGAGTTTGGCTTCGATGGCACGGGCAAAGTGATAAAGATTTGTGCCATGTGCTTTTAAATCCTCCATGATTGCGCCTTGCTCTGTAGCTGTCAGCCTAACCCACGCACTCCGTGCTGATTGCCGCTTACGCTCCTCCGGATCTGGTGCTGCCAGTGGCGTAGCCACGTTGGGTGGGGTGGTGTAGAGAGGTTCGACCTCGCATCCATCCATATCGC